AAAAGAAAAATGAAAAGATAGATTGGCTCAGAAAAAATGCAAGCCAACCGCTGCGATCAGTATTAAGATTAATGTACGACAAGCGTGTAGAGTTTTTGTTACCTGAAACACCACCACCTTGGAATAAAAATTCTTTGGTAGGTGTTGAAGGACTATTTTATACTGAAGCAAGGCGACTTAAAATATTTGTAAAGGGCGGTGGCTATGATAATCTTGCACAAGCAAAGCGAGAATCATTATTCATAGGTTTACTAGAAGATATTGATAATGGCGATGCAGACCTTCTAGCAAATCATCTAATATCGCAGAAACCGGTTAAGGGATTGACACTTGGTACTCTTGAAGAGGCCTTTCCTGACTTGTTTACTACTCCTATTAAATTCTAGTATTGAGGGCAAAATGGCAAAGCGGCTTAAAAATCTTCGTAAAGGCAAAACCGAATCTTTTGGGGATTGGGATCCAAAGAACGAAGACCGTCGAAAAGAAAAAGAGCGTGGCAAAAAAATAAAATCACGGCGCAAAGATAAAAACCGAGAAAAGTTTCAAAATTTTAAGGATTTTTCTGAAAAATAATGACTTTAGGGGTTGACATTGTACCAATTATGTATTATATTAATAATATGAAAATAAAAGGAATATATTATGTGTGTAAGTGATAAGGTCATTCTAGTTGACTGTGATGGTGTTTTACTTGATTGGGACTATGCTTTTTGTTCGTGGATGAAACGCCATGATTACAAAAAAGTAGTTGATGGTGAATATGATATGTCAATTGCCTTCGGCATGTCAAAACCAGAAATGAACCGATTAGTTCGGATGTTTAACGAGAGTGCAGCAATTCGTAAATTGCCACCCCTCCGTGATGCAATTAAATACGTTAAAAAATTACATGAAGAACATGGATATATTTTCCATGCAATTACTTCGTTGAGTACAGACCAATATGCATGCCATTTGCGTACCAAAAATTTACGTGAACTCTTTGGTGATACTGTATTTGAAAAGTATGTTTATCTTGATACAGGTGCTGATAAGGATGATGCACTAAGTAAATACAAAGACAGTGAATGTGTTTGGGTAGAAGACAAACCTCAAAATGCTCTATGTGGTGCTTCATTAGGTCTCAATTCTGTTCTTATGGAACACTCTCATAATAAAGATTTTTCACATCCTTTAGTTACTAAAGTAAAAAACTGGCGTGACATTTACGAAATGTTTGTATAAATAAATTAGTACAGGTAATTAAATTATGATTCGGGCAGACCTGTAGTACATATGGGTCTGCCTTTTTATTAAGGAGACTGAATGCCCACTTATACATTTGAAGATACCAAAACGAAAGAAATCTTTGACAAGTATCTTTCTATGGCTGACCGTGAGACTTACCTAGAAGAAAATCCTCATATAAAACAAAAATTATTAACTCCCCCGTCTTTAGATGGGTCGGGTCGTATCGGGCAAGGCAAGCCTGATGCGGGTTTTCGTGATGTTCTTAAAAATATCAAATCGCACCATCCCGGTTCGAGATCAATTAAAAACACAATCAATGATTGGTAATTATCAACCATGTAATAAGGAGAACTACCATATGGCATCACATCAGCGTCGTTTATCTCAAAAGCAAAAGCGTAAATCTCAAAAACCAAATAACATGTTGTCTATGCGAAACATAGATCCGATTACGCAAACACAAGAGAACTTATTCGATAGCTATGATGACGGTTATAATATTGCAGCTATTGGGACTGCCGGAACTGGAAAAACTATGTGTGCTATGTACTTAGCACTTTCCGATGTTATGGAATGCCCAGAATTTGAAAGAGTCATTATTGTAAGATCAGCAGTACAAACCCGAGAGCAAGGCTTCATGCCGGGCTCAAAAGCACAAAAGGAGGCAGTATATACTCAGCCATATGTTGATATTGTAAATGATCTTTTCCAGCGGGGAGATGCTTGGGAAATTTTAAAGACAAAGAGAATGATAGAGTTTATGAGTTCATCTTTTGTTCGAGGTCTGACTTTTGACAATGCGATTATTGTTGTGGATGAATGTCAATCAATGACATACCACGAGCTAGATTCCATTATTACACGAGTTGGTGAATCCTCAAAAATTATTTTCTGCGGTGATACTAAACAAGATGACTTACAACAGTCCAGAAATAGAGCAGACATTTCAGGATTAGGAGAATTTATTAATGTCCTTAGAAGAATTCCATCGTTTGATGTAGTAAAATTTAACGTAGAAGATATTGTTCGGTCTGGTTTGGTAAAGGAATATATTTTAGCAAAAGAAAAAATCAATCCACATCTAAGAATAGTAGCGCATACAGGGTAGTTAAGTATGGTAGATTATGTAATAACAAGTGGAAATAATTACACAGAGGTAGGACTGGACCCAGAGCCAGATCCTATCTCTGAGCTACCACAGATCTTTGCGAACCAAGAGTTTTCATATAATATAACTCTAACTGAATCCGGACTGCCCACGGCGAATTATACTGGGCTGACAATAACAGATCAACCTAGTTTTATAACCACATATGTAACAAGCAACAATACCTTTACTGTTGTAAAAGATAACTCAGAAATAATCTTCGATGAATATTATAGAGTAGTATATACCGATCCCGAATATAACCAGACGTTTCAAAATCTTACAAAATCTCAGTGGGATGCACTATCAAATAAAACGGATTATAAAGTAATTGAATATATAGTTCCAACGTCCCAAGAAGTAACCGATAACATATCATTTACTCTAAATTTTATAAATGATGATGGAGATCCCGACTCAAACACAATTACATATTCACAAGATTACGTTTGGAGTTCTGCTTTGGGAACTCCAACTTTTCTAAATATATTAAATGAAGCAACACCACCTACCAATAACGATATAATAATTGAATTTACAGAAGGAGTGGAAACACCAAATGTTTCTAATCTCTCAAATAACAGTCTATCTTCCTCAGATATAGAAGAATTAGTAGGTGACTTATTGGCAAACACAGACTTTTTGGATAACCTATGAGCAGACCAGTAGCACGATACCCAGTAGATAAAATAACAACAGGTCATGGCTGCAGTAGCACGGCAACTATAATGGGTGCAATGCAAGGTATGGTATATGCAAATAATTTGCCTGTATCAACCCTAGGTGATGAAATTGCACCACACTTCATCAAAGTTGGCAGGACTTGCATTCCTCATGGTACTGCTAAGGTAAATGCTGGGTCTGCTGTGGTATTTGCTTTCGGTAGACCAGTGTCAAGAATCGGCGACTCTGCTGATGCTGGCGTAATAACTAGTGGATCTCCAATGGTGTTTGCAGGGGGATAAATTGGCATTTTTAGTACATCCCTTACCGCCAGTTGCGGTATATGTTAAGATGGAATATCTTTATGATCTAGAGCCGGGTCATCCAAGCTGGGGTAATTTGACACCAGGTATTTGGATCAGTGTTAAATCGACACAAGCAAAAGCATTATATTTTGAAACACTACTTACTGATTATGGGGCACTATATGACAAACTACCTATATCAGCTTTTGTTTGGAAAGAAGACTTCAATCCTGACGATCACCTTCCACTTGACGTTCTTCAGTTGTGGGATTGTTTTGATTATGATATTACTGTTATTGAAAAACCCATTTTGTGCAGATGTGAGTTTTTTGGAAAAGACAAAAAGATGCACAGCGGCGAGTACGAATTTACTATTGACAATGCCCACCGAGACAAATCTATCCTTGACACCAATTTTAGTGAGCAAGATCCCGAGCACAAATCATTCAATGTCATCCGACTTGACAATGGACAATTTGCCGCACAACCAAATAACAGAGTTATATGGCGAGACAGCTCATTAACACCCGCTGATTTGAAACGACCTGATTTTAAAGTATGTACTCAAAACTACGCAGTAGAAGATCAACCTAAATGGTCGGTCGGCCACACTGACGAATGGCAATATAAAACTCAAGAAGAAGTAAAAGATTTTACATAGCTGTTACAAAACTTTCATAGTACACCAATAAATATTTTAAGGCAAAGTGGTAAAGACTTTGTCTTTTTTATGCGAGCGATGGGGTAAAGCCATCAAGCAAAAGGAGAACTAAATGGAACTACTCACAGCGTGGAGCCTTGTCGGGTTCCTGCTTGCTGCCTATGCAGTTATAGCAAATGATTCAGTACAGACTCTCGGTACATGGATGGCATCAAACAATGAGAGATTCAATTACAAAACTTTATGGGCAGCCGCAAGTGCAGTATTACTTGCAACCTTGTGGTATGGCTGGCATGTAAATGGTGGAGACATCAGTTACGAGCGACTAAACAAAATACCTTGGCAAGAAGTTCAATGGTATCACGCAGCTGCACCTGCAATTCTAGTTGCATTGACTCGAATAGGTGTGCCCGTATCTACTTCGTTCTTGGTGTTGTCAGTTTTTGCAAGTACATTTGTTCTTGAAAAGATGTTGATGAAATCTATTATGGGTTATGGTGTTGCAGCTGCGTTTGCATACGCAATCTGGTTTGCAATACACAAATACTTTGGTAAATGGTACGACGAGACTGCCCCAGTAACTGAAAGTAACAAGAAGTTCTGGCGAATTGCCCAATGGATTGCAACCGGCGGTTTGTGGTGGACTTGGCTATCACATGACATGGCTAATATAGCGGTGTTCCTGCCAAGAGAAGTTCCCGTCGACCTAATGGTGTTTATCAGCGTTGTGTTTGTTGCTGGCTTGTTCTTTATGTTTAGAGAAAAAGGTGGTAGGATTCAACAGATTGTACTGGAGAAACACAACACTCGTTACGTGAGATCTGCGACACTGATTGACTTGTTCTATTGGCTATGTCTGTACTTCTTTAAAGAACTGAATGATATTCCTATGAGTACCACGTGGGTATTTGTTGGTTTGCTTGCAGGCCGAGAACTTGCAATGGCTACATACTTTGGTAAAAAGAAAACCAAATCAGTATTTCCATTGGTCGCAAAGGACTTTGGTAAAATGATGGTAGGGCTTGGTGCGTCAGTTGCACTTGTGTTAATGATCCATTACATCATTGTTCCAAGCGGCTTATAAAAATAAATTGCAAATGTTATCGCAAACATTTTTTGTTTGCGGTAACAATCTTATTTCCTGTAATAAATATTTTTAATATTATTATAAGGAGATAGCCATGTGCACCTCATTTGAACGTAAAGAAGCCAATCGAATGTATTGGATTGTGAAAGGCCATTTGATCCCTACCTCTTGGTCTGATAAAGAAGTTGTTGGAATTTATCATAGCTATTTCAAAAGGCTATGGGGCAACAATGAAAACTATGTTCACGAGAGCGGATTTAGTCAAGCATGGGCTATCAGAGAAGCAGAAATGTTTGACCAAGATATTAAAAAGGTTGCAATTCTCGGCGGTCATTACGACTAAAAATATTCAAATTAAATTATAAAAAAGGTTGACATTTGTTTATAGATGGTGTACTATAGTACTATAATACAAAGGAAACCAAATGAAACTCTTTAAACGTTTTTACCATATTACAGTAACTAATCAAGCCGGCAAAGTTGTTAGCGAAACAGAGGAATATTCCGGCTATGCAACATCAGAAGAAATGATGATGCTCAGAAGAGAACACCCTGGCTGCACAGTAGAAGCTGAATTTAAAGAATTTGAAGTTACAGAATAAAGAGGATTTATTATGTTTACCCATAAAGAACATGGTATGATATTACCGAAACTTACAAGAGAAACAACTGACAAGGGTAGGAGATATTTTACGTCATCCGGTGACTCTTTCCCATCAGTTACAACTGTACTTTCAATTTTAAGTAAACAGTCAATACAGGAATGGCGAGATAGAGTTGGACATGATGTTGCCAATAAAATATCTACTCAAGCATCTCGTAGAGGAACATCAGTACACAAACTAGCAGAAGATTATTTGGATAATAAAGAAGATTGGAAGGGTAAACAGTTACCTGCCAATCTGTTTACCTTTAATACTATCAAGCCAATTATTGATGAAAACATAAACAATATCTGGTTTCAAGAAGAATTTCTTTATAGCACAAAATTACGTACTGCCGGTCAGGTCGACTGCATTGCAGAGTGGGATGGTGAATTATCAGTAATTGATTTTAAAACATCCCGCAGACCCAAAAAAGAAGAATACATTACAGGATATTTTA